CCTGTGTCTTTACATCTTGATTTCAACATAGAGTTAGTTTTTCCCAACTCATATATGTCGAATGTTAATTGTGCGTCTTTTAGACAGTATTCAGTTTTCTTAATATCACCGTTCATATAGTTTTCACTGAATGACTTGAATCTTCTTATCCAGTCTCGCTTTAATGCATTTTCTGAACTCTCAATCGATAAATCTTCTCCCATACCTTGAGCTGTGGCACAAGCATTCCATAAGTTATCAAATGCCTTTAATGCATCTACTACCATTCCACTCGCAAATATTGCAGCTGTTCCATATTCCTTAACCATCTGCTTATCATCTATAACTGCAGTGTTAGGAGCTTGATTATAATCTTTATCACCTGTCATTGGTAAGAAAGAAATACCTGCAAAATGATTTCTATTTTTGAAGACATAGTTTTCTACTTCTTTCCAGTCATCAACGATAATTGTATTTGAAACGTTATGCCTTAATCCTTCATCTGCACATAGGTCTTCATTAGTTCCTGCTACCACCCAGTTTTGTTGAGCCTTCTTGACTAACTCTAAATGCTTCACACCTAGTAAGTCGTCTTTGTAAATAGAACCTTTCTTTGGCAGTATTGGAAAACTGATAACATAGTCAGTGCCACCTGCAGACCAGACCGAATCTTCTACCATGTATGGATTGCTCTTTAATAGTGCTTGAGATATTTCTGATTCCTTTGTCATTTGAACATTTCTAATATACATCTTACTGTGTTCAGCATGGATACCAGAAGCTGTCTGCAATAGAACCGATGCGTTACCCGAAGGTTTGACACAAGTAGTTCTGGCTGCTGGATTAATGCCAATGATAGCTGCAACTTCTTTATTAACTTCTTTAACAATTTTAGCTCCTTTTCTCAAGATCTTATCATCAAATAAGATGTCAGGATTATTCATCCACCCAGTTATCGATACTCCTAATAATGCCTCTCTATCAAATATTTCTTTTGATATTGGTTGTATAAATTTAAAATCAGTGTACCCAGCTTGTAAGGTACCGAGTATTGCTGCAGCTCTACATGCCTTATAGAAGTTTTCTTCTGTAGTACACTTACCTCCATTAATCTCAGTTAGGTTACATCCTTGCCATCCTGATTCTCCATCTTTCTGAGGAAACATTCCAATCTCAACACAAGGATTTGTTGTATGTTCTTTTGAATCAACGAAATAAAAGCCTGGCTCACCGAACTGCTTTACTGATTCCATGATTTTACTAAACTGTTCTTTAGTTACTTCATCTCTAACTATAACTGCTGAATTATTAGATCTTCCTCTTTGAGGATTATCAATAAACCAATTTCCTGTTTTAGCATTCATCATTTGTTCATCATCCGGTGAAAATAAACATATTGTAGCTGATCTTCTTACACCGCCTGATAATACTGCATCAGAAGCATGCATACAGATATCATAGACATGTATTGGATTAAGACGCGTTTCTTTTGCATTAGCGGCCAGTACTATTCCTTGAATAAGGTATTCC